TCTGGTGCTGGGGCGTACTGACCAGCTGCTGCCGGTCGTGTGCAACCCGGGCGCGGCCATTTCCCCCGACAGTAAACTGAAAGCGCTGGGCAAGACGCCGAGCCGCTATAACCGTGACCGTCTGGTAACCGGCATTGCTCAGTGGACCGAGCATGTCGTTACTGAGCATGACTTCGCCCGCTGGTCGAACGAACCGGATTACGGCATCTGCGTGCGTACAGGTCATGGCTGGCTGGCATTGGACTGCGACAGCGAAGACGAAGACATCCAGGCCGATATTCGCAAAACACTGGTGCAGCTGCTGGGCGAGCTGCCGCCGCGTCGCTGGCGTGCCAACAGCAACAAATGTCTGTACCTGCTGGCCGTTGACGGTGATTTCCGTAAGCGCATCCACCGTCTTGCGGGCGATATGGGGATTATCGAGCTGCTGGCCAACGGCCAACAATTCGTTGCCTGCGGTACGCACAGCAGCGGCGCGCGTATTGAATGGGACGGCGGCCTGCCGGACGAGCCCCCAGCCATAACTGCTGACCAGCTCGAAACGCTGTGGCAGCGACTGGCGGAACAGCTGCCTGTATCGGTTACCACCGAAGCGGGCAGCACGAAGATGCGCGACCGTTCAACCTTCACGCCCGGCGCCACGGATGATACGGCGGAATATCTCGATGCCAATGGCTGGACGCTGCTGGACGGCGCGAACGGCGAGCGATACATCCGCTGCCCGTTCGAAGACGGCCACAGCACCGGCGGCGACCCGACGAGCACGGTTTACTTCCCGGGCGGTACCGCGGGCTTTGAGCAGGGGCATTTCAAGTGCCTGCACGCAAGCTGTGCGCACCGCGACGACGGCGATTTCCTTAATGCCATCGGGATCCGCAACGACGATTTCGAAGACCTGACCGCAGATGAAGAAGGTGATAAACCAGAATTTGTGGATATTAACACCGATATGACCAGCCACTTCCTTGAGCGCTTTATCTACGTTATCGAGGGTGATCAGGTATGTGATCTTAGCCGACCGCCATATCAGTGCATGATGGATATGAAATCGTTCAAAAACCTGATGGCGCCTTACCAGTTCCCACCAGAAGGGAAGGGGCAACCTGTACCCGCGACAAAGCGCTGGATAGAGCACCGGCATAAGAAGATAGCTGAGACGACAGGCTATAAGCCTGGCTCAGGTCGTATTATCGAGCGCTTCGATGGCAGGTACGAGATTAACGAATTCTATATGCCCGAGCATCCGCGTACAGCGGATACAAGTAAGGTGTCCACGTTCCTTAACCATATGGCCTATCTGGTACCTGACGCGTGGCAACGCGAGTTCTTCATCGCTCGCCTGGGCTGGATGGTACGGCGCCCTGAAAGGCGTTGCCCGATTTCCATTCTGCATGTGGCTACCGCGCATGGTACGGGCAGGGGATGGGTCAGCCAGTTGATGGAGCGTGTGCTCGGCCCGTGGAACTGTGCCCGTACTCGCATGAAGATCCTGTGCGATAACCAGTTCCATGACTACCTGTACAACACGTTGCTTTGCACCATTGACGAGGTGCGCGAAAACGATAAGCGGTATGAGGTGAACGATAAGATCCGCGACGTGCTGACAGAACCACGGTTTGAAGTGAACCGCAAATATGGCAGCAAAAAGACGATGGATATTTATACCGGCTTTCTGTTCTACACCAACCACTTCGATGCGCTGGCGCTGCCAGAGGAAGACCGCCGTATCGCCGTGCTTGGTGGCCCTGATTTCGCTGCAAGCGAAGAGCATTACGCCAGCCTGTACGGCGCGCTGAGCGACAGCGACTTTATCGCGCAGGTGTACTGGTATCTGATGGGCGTTGACCTGTCCCGCTTCAACTGGCAGCGCGCACCTGAGACTAAAGAACGCCAGTTGATGATTGAAAGTAATAAGAGCGATGTGGAAGCTGCTCTTATTGAAATCCTGGATAACCCGCCCGTGCCAGCAATGACCTACCAGCAAATTGTTAACGCAATACTGGCTGAAGCAGGAATGGATGTAGAAATTAACCAGAAGCATATTACTCGCGTTTTGAAAGAAAGAACAAAGCGGGAACCTGTACGCGTAAAAATTGACGGATTTGTGTATAGGATCTGGATTCTTGTAAAAAATAACGAGTTCAGCAACGAAGAATTGCGCGAAATATATAAATCTTGCGAGATTTTGCAATCTGGATTGTAAAAAGGTGACGGCTAGGTGACGGCAAAACGGTTAAGCGTCACCTTAAAAAAGTCAATCAAATCAGCATAAAAATACTAAAAGGTGACAGGTGACGGCAGAATTTAAAACTATATACGCGAGAATTTATATTTTAGGTATTATACGATCTTTTATGTATATAGAACTCAAATCAACCGTCACCTGTCACCTGGAATACTCTCAAGCCTTATGTGGTGCGCTTTGCAGTAGGTGACGGATAGGTATTTACGCGTCACCTATCCGTCACCTCAGAAATTAAGTTGAAAAAATTAGCAAATAACTAATTGGAGAATCGAAATATGAAAAATAATACAGTTTTAGAATTTACAAAGAATGCAAAGGGCCAAATCGAAACAAGCATCAGCAATGTGTTTAAAGCGATCAGTTCACCTGAACATTGTGGAATGCATCTGCGATACACCGGAACGACGCTCGAATGTGCTCCTTTTGGAACGGGCGAATGGCGTTTATTCAACGATTCAGATATCACCCACCTGCGTATCACCCTCGGCGAGAAAGGATTCGGTCGTATACGGCCTGGGATGGTGAAAGAGGTTGTAGCGCTTGTTGCGCTTGGCAATCCCGAGAGCAAATCGAGTTTTTAAGCATGCCCACGGGGAGGCGGACGCGGTTCCCTGAAAATTTTTTCGTAGCAAAACGTAGAGGTCAGAGCTATGCGTAATATTCAACAGGTTTTAGAGCGCTGGGGTGGCTGGGCTGCCGATAGCAACACCGCGGTGAGTTGGGCTCCAATAGCGGCGGGATTTAAGGGGCTGGTGGCCAGCAGTTCGTCCAGCAGGCTGTCATGCTCCGACGATGACGGGCTTATCATTGATGCCTGCGTCTGCCGCCTGCAGCAGGTCCGCAAGCCCAAGGAGCTGGACGCCATCATGCTGTACTACGTCCACGGGCTGACCAAGCGCGAGATAGGGCGCAGAGCGAAGGTGTCAGAGAGAGAGATAAGGCGGGTACTCGAGACAGCTGAAGGCTTCATCGAGGGTTGTCTCTGCATGCTGGACGTTCGTCTTCAGATGGATCCCGAGGTTGAAAAACAACGAATTGAAAAAAGTGCTAGTGCGGGTCGCAAAAACTGCGCTACGCTGGTATGAGTTGAATTTCTGACCTCAACGAAGAGGCTCCCGCGAGGGGGCCTTTTTTCTTACCCCGTTCAGGGGAAAAGTTAATAAAACAGGGCTTTCGCTGCGAAAAAACGCTATGCAATTTGCACCCTGTTTTATGCACGATTTATTCACTAATTTTTGTTCGTTTCGGACAGCTTATCTTGCGTAAACACGCCTTTCGCCGCTAATCAGTGGTGAGTGCCGATCGCGTAGTACCGATAACGTACATTATGTTAAATCAAGCCGTTTTTTAACAAATTATGGGGGTTGGGATGGATGTGGCAATCATCTGCGCTTCTGGCCCCTCTCTCACTATCGCTGACTGCGCTGCAGCATGCCGTTCTGGCCTCCCGGTCATCGCGGTTAACTCATCATGGCGTGCGGCACCGGATTGCACTCACATCTACGCGGGCGACCTTCGCTGGTGGGATATTAACATCCCCGCACTACCTGATGGGCCAGAGCGCTGGACATGCAACCGCAGGGCGCACACCAGGCATGGTCTGAACCTGTTCCCGACTGATACTACTGGCACCTTCAATTCAGGGCAGAGGGCGATTCTGTTTGCCCACTGGCTGGGTGCAAAGCGCATCATTCTGCTGGGCTTCGACTGCTCCATCACAAATGGCAGCCACTGGCATGGCGACCACACCTGCCTGGACAACCCGACAGCGGCGAATGTGAAGCGCTGGCACAGTGAGTTTGCTCGCGTCGCGCAGCTGCTTCGCGGGAAAGTCAATATCACCAACAGCAGCCGCCAGACGGCCCTTACCTGCTTTCGGCGTCAGTCACTCGATGAGGCGCTACGCGAGGCCATATGCTAAATGTACCCCTTTTCATTGAGGGCATGCTGGGGATGGGTGACAACATCTACCAGCGTGCTTTCGTCCGTCAGTTACCCGCGGGCTCGTTTATCAAAACACCCTGGCCGGAGCTGTACGAGGATTTACTCGTCCGCCCGGTACGCAGCAATACCACGCTGAGAACCCAGCGGAAGAATGAGCACCGCACGCAGTCGGTATTCCACCCACTGCCGGATTTACGCCAGACAAAGCGTATTTTCTACGGGCCGGACCACCTGCGGCGTGGTTCGATATTCGACGCAATGCGCCAGCAGTTCGGCACGGAGCCAGCAGCGCTGGATCTCCCTTCCTTCGGCCCTGCGGAGTTTACGCACGAAAAGCCGATTGCGGTCATCCGCCCGGCCACCGTCCGATCAGAATGGCGCAGCGATTCGCGCAATCCGGACCCTGATTACCTGCTGAAGGCTTCCCGCATCCTGCGTAAGCATTTCTGCGTGATCAGCGTAGCCGATTTGCAGGACGGTGAAGAATGGGCCGTCGGCGAGCTGCCAGAAGCTGATCTGCGGCTTCATGGTGGTGAGCTTGGTTTCAAGTCGCTGATGCGCCTTGTTGAACATGCTGCTGTGGTGGTAGCTCCTGTTGGCTGGGCGCTGCCTGCGGCGATTGCCTACAAAACCCCTGTCTACGTTGTAGCGGGTGGACGTGGCGGCCACAACGCCCCGGAAATCGTTACCGATCCGGCGATGGACTTGTCGCGGGTTGGCTGGGCCATCCCTGATAACTACTGCCGCTGTGAAGAGTGGGACCACCACTGTGACAAGCGGATCTCCAATTTCACTAACAAATTCGAGGCCTGGCTCCATGAAGTCGTTTTATCAGGAACTGGAACGCGGGCTGGTGTTTCTGCCTGAGCTGGGGATCGGTCGATATCCGGTACCGCCAGCCAGGCCGTATAACTCGCAATATTTTGCTAAGTATCAGGCTTATGCAGATACGAAGACCGGTCGTGCGCTCACGCAGGCGCGTATCGATCTTGTGGCGCGCCATTACAGCGGTCTGGTACTCGATGTGGGAATCGGGGCCGGACAGTTCGTGTCCACGCGAGCAGAAACGGTGGGTTACGACGTCAACCCTGCTGGGGTCTCCTGGCTGAAGGATAACGGGTGTTTCGTTGACCTCTACGCTGAGGGGGCTCCGGCCCTGACATTCTGGGATAGCCTGGAGCACATCGACGATCCGGTTTGCGCAGTTCAGCAGGCCGGACAGTTCGTGTTTGTCTCTATCCCGATTTTCAAAGATGCCGAAGACATTCTGGCATCACACCACTACAAGAAAGATGAGCATATCTGGTACTTCACCGATGAGGGCTTGCGGCGCTGGTTTGCGGAGCAGGGCTTCGAATGTGTGGAGCACAACGAGATCGAGTGCGAGCTCGGGCGCAAAGGGGTTGGTACTTACGCTTTCAGGCGTTTCTGAGTTGACCCTCATTTTGCCCGCTTCGGCGGGCGCTTTTTTACATCACAGCACCCCGACCCCGGAGGTGTGGAATGCAACGTATGAACCCAACAAATGGACATGACCTGCCGTACTGGTGGTCAGCTGCTTTAGGGTTGTTCTCTTTGCTTAGCCTGCAGGATTACGTATTTATTATCGGTGCCCTCGTATCGGCGTTTTTCACGATAAAAACCTATTACGCAAAACGCAAAGAAGAGCGTGAGCGTATGGCAGAGGAAAGAAAAAGAACCCAGTTGCTGGCGAACTATCTATCTGATGTAGGTAAAAAACCCCACTCCGATCGTCCGGCTGCAGCCGAGGTTGTAACGGAGGCTATGCGGAGAATTTCCAGTGGCACAATTGAAACTGAGTAAGAAAAGCGGAGCGACCGGGATTGTTTGCTCAGTCGCTACGATTATCGCAATAGTGGTCAATGCGGGGCACGTTCGAACCAATGAACGTGGTCTGGAGCTAATTGGTAATGCTGAGTCCTGCCGACGCGATCCCTATGTCTGCCCTGCGGGCGTGCTTACTGATGGTATGGGAAACACGCACGGCGTTAAACCTGGCACTATTAAGAACGACCAGCAGATCGCAGTTGAGTGGGAAAAAAACATACTTGAGGCTGAATCCTGCGTTAATCGCTATGGCAACGGCAAAAAATTGCCAGATGATACTTTCAGTGCTGCAGTATCAGTCACGTTTCGCGCTGGGTGCGGGAATATGCGCAGCTCGACAATGTTCTCCCTGTTCCGAAAAGGAGACCTGAAGGCAGCATGCTATCAGTTTCCGCGTTGGGTATGGGGAGGTGGGCGTATTCTCCCCGGGCTGGTAACTCGCGCTGGTAAAGAAGAGGCACTCTGTCTGGACGGCCTGAAATGATTACCCTGATGGATATCAAAGCGGCATGGCGTTCGATACTGCTGGTGACCGTCATTGCGATAGTTGCTGTGCTCTGTGTTCTGCTAGCAAACAGCCGATCTGATGTCGCAGCGCTGAAGAGTGATAATGACGTTCTTCGCAGTGACAACACCATGCAGGGTCAGGTGATCGCTGTGCAGGCTTTCAACTTCAACCGGTTCAATCGGATTGCAGAGAACAAAGCTAAGCTTAACTCTCTGATTGATGCCAGTTCCGATAAGACAGTCATCGAGTACAGGGAGATCCTTCGCCGTGAAAAAACCTGTGATCTGCCTGTTCCTGCTGATGTCGCTGGTGGGCTGCTCGGCTACGCGAACAGTTTACGTGCCAGCGCAATGCACACCAATCCCGGGAACGCTGACGCAGCCGGTGATAGCGCCTCTTCCACCAGCTCGCTGACGTATTGCCAGGCTGTTCTCTGGATCAAGCCGCTGCTGGCCGCTATCGAAAAAGCGAATAACCAGCTGGCGGGTATACGTGAAATAGAGCAGGACCGGCAATGATGCTTATCCCCTTCTGCGGATAAGCTAATGAATATCCCTTTCTGGGGATAACGCATTACAGAAGCCCTTCATTGAGGGGCTTCGATAATGACATGACACATGGAAAATCAAATGACTAAGAAGCTGAAAGCAAAGCACGAGGTGTTTTGCCGCGAGTTTCTTGTCGATCTGAATGCCACTCAAGCCGTTATCCGCGCAGGCTACTCCGCTAAGCGGGCGCATGTTACGGGGGCTGAGCTTTACGGCAGACCCGAAATACGCGCCCGCATCAACGAGCTAAAGCAGGAACGTATCGACCAGTTGGGCATTGACGCGAATTACGTGCTGATGCGGCTGGTGGAGATCGACAAGCTCGATGTGGCCGACATACTCGAAGACGATTTAAGCGTTAAGCCGCTCTCTGAGTGGCCGGAGTCCTGGCGTCGGTATCTCAGCGGGTTCAATCTCGCGGAAATGTTTGAGGGCCGAGGGGATGACAAAGAGATGGTTGGAATTCTTAAAAAGATTAAGTGGCCTGACAAGGTTAAAAACCTTGAGCTGCTTGGTCGCCATGTCGCTATTCAGGCGTTTAAAGATAACGTTAAGAACGAGATTACTGGTGTTGATGGCGGCCCGATCAAGACCGAGACTACCAATCTCACCGCAGATCAGGCCGCAGAACTGTACCGCAAGATGATGGGGTGATAGCCGCATGTTGCGGCTATGTATTTTAGGCTTGCTTTGGTCGAGTAATACGGCCAAGAGCTTTAATTGCAGCGACTTTGACGTTGTGATTTAGATCCGAAGATAAAGCAAGTAAGCGATTTACATGAGCTGGCGTTGCTGAAGCACTCTCGCCGAGAGCATAAATTGCAGACAATTTTACTTCGTTGTTAAGGTCGTTGGTTAATTCCAACAACTTAGCGCTAACTGCTGGTGTCATAAAACCTCCTGTAATTGGTACATAAACAATATCAACTTTGTTACGCAAAAACTCAATGCCTGGAATTGTTTATGCCTCTTCCGTTTGAATTCGATTTCAGAAACCCTGATTACCAGATGGTTTTTGAATGGCGGATGGAGCGCTTACAGCGCATTCGCCAGAACCCCGAAATGCTGCCAGCACTAAAACAGTTCTACCGCACCAACCCGGCACAGTTCATCATCGACTGGGGTATGACGACAGACCCACGTAACATCGATTATGGCCTGCCGGTCACCATCCCTTTTCTGCTGTTCCCGAAACAGGAAGAGTGGATTCACTGGATCATGGAGCGGCGCGAACGGCTGGAGAACGGCATCACCGAAAAGAGCCGCGAAATGGGGCTCAGCTGGACGGCGATCGGGCTGGCTTGCTCGCTCTGTCTCTTCAACAAAGAAATGGTCATCGGCTTCGGCTCCCGTAAAGAGGAATACGTCGACAGCACCGGTGACCCGAAGGCGCTGTTTTGGAAGGCGCGCAAGTTCGTGGAAACGCTGCCCGTCGAGTTTCGCGGTTCGTGGGACGAGAAGAAGCACGCCCCATACATGCGCGTTGAGTTTCCCGGGACTGGCGCGGTCATCAAAGGCGAGGCTGGCGACAACATCGGTCGTGGTGACCGTACCACGCTCTACCTGGTGGATGAGGCTGCATTCCTCCAGCGTCCTCTGCTGATCGACGCAGCGCTGTCTCAAACCACTCGCTGCCGTATCGACCTGAGTTCGGTTAACGGCATGGCGAACCCGTTCGCGCAGAAGCGTCACGGCGGGAAGATACCGGTATTCACATTCCACTGGCGAAATGACCCGCGCAAGGATGAAGAGTGGTATCGCAGGGAATGCGAGAAAATCGACAATCCGGTGGTGGTGGCGCAGGAACTTGACCTGAACTACAGCGCATCGGCGGAAGGCGTCCTGATCCCGTCCGACTGGGTACAGGCTGCCGTCGACGCTCATATTAAGCTGGGCATCCAGCCAACGGGCAAACGGCTGGGCGCGATGGACGTCGCCGACGAAGGCCGGGACAAAAACGCCTTTTCGACCCGTCACGGTTTCCTCCTGGAGAACGTGCGGGAATGGTCCGGCGTGGGTAGCGACATTTACCAGTCCGTTGAGAAAGTCTTCGGTTTTTGCGAACAGGACAACCTCGAAGAGTTTCGCTTCGACGAGGACGGCCTGGGCGCTGGCGTTCGCGGCGATGCGCGCGCCATCAACGAACTGCGCAACGCTGCGCGCCGACCGTCAATACTCGCCACACCGTTTCGCGGTAGCGGCGCGGTGTTTGATCCGGATGACGAAGCGGTGCGCGGCGACAACGGACAGGCCGCCCGTCTGAACAAGGATTTCTTCGCTAACGCCAAGGCCCAGAGCTGGTGGCGTCTGCGCAAGCTTTTCCAGAACACCTACCGCGCCGTGGTTGAGGGCATGGCCTACAACCCGGACGAAATCATCTCAATCAGCAGCGCCATGGCGAACAAAGACAAGCTCATCATTGAGCTTTCTCAGCCCACCTACTCCATTAACGGCGTAGGGAAAATCGTTGTTGATAAACAGCCTGACGGCACCAAGTCGCCGAACCTCGCCGACTCGGTGATGATCAGCTACGCGCCAATGAATTCAGCCCTGAACATCTGGGAGCTGCTAGGGAGACAGGCCTGATGGCTCGAAACAAACAAGCCACGCGGCGAACGGCGCAGGCCACCGCTGATGGATATGAGAACTTTGTCGCCCGCGTGGGGATGCAGACGCCTAACCAGCATTCAGCATCGACCTACCGGGCGAACTTCACCAGCCGCAACCGCATGCTGGTGGAATGGTCCTATCGTTCGTCCTGGATCATCGGCGAAGCGGTCGACGCTATCCCGGACGATATGACCCGCAAAGGCATTCGCATCACCTCGGAGATTGACGCCAAAGACCGTGGCACCCTCGAAGCGCAACTGGATGAGTTGCAGATCTGGGATGCGCTGAACGACGTGCTGAAATGGTCGCGTCTATACGGCGGCGCGGTCGGCTTCATCATGATTGAGGGGCAGGCACCAATGACCCCGCTGCGGCTCGAAACCATTGGAGAAGGCAAGTTTAAGGGCATTCTCCCGCTCGACCGTTGGATGATTAACCCGGTGCTGACCCGCCGCATTAAAGAGATGGGGCCGGATCTCGGCAAACCTGAGTTTTACGACGTGGTGACCACTGCAACGGGCATCCCGGCGTGGCGCATCCATCACAGCCGCCTGATTCGCTTCGACGGGGTGACGCTGCCATTCCAGCAGAAGATGACCGAAAACGAATGGGGAATGTCGGTTGTAGAGCGTATCTGGGATCGGCTTACTGCGTTCGACAGCGCCACTGTCGGCGCGGCGCAGCTGGTCTACAAAGCGCATCTGCGTACCTACAAAGTGAAAAAACTCCGTGAGCTTATTGCGCTGGGTGGTCCCGCGTTCGAAGCGCTGCTGAAGAACATCGATCTGATCCGCCAGTTCCAGAGCAATGAAGGCATGACGCTGATGGATTCCGAAGATACTTTCGAAACCCACCAGTACAGTTTCAGTGGTCTGGATGACATTCTTTCGCAGTTCGCTGAGCAGATCAGCGGTGCCGTTGGTATCCCGCTGGTACGCCTGTTCGGTCAATCCCCGAAAGGCTTCTCTACTGGTGATGCAGACCTCGCCAACTATTACGACCGGGTGAGCTCATTGCAGGAGCGCCGCTTACGACTGCCGATGCGCCGGATACTGGACATTATGCACCGCTCGGAACTCGGTAAGCCGCTGCCGGACGATTTCACGTTTGAGTTTAACCCGCTATGGCAAATGTCTGACGTTGACCGCTCAACGGTGGCCGTAAACACCACCACCGCGATCAGCACCGCGCTGGGCGACGGATTGATGACGCGTAAGGCGGCGATGACCGACCTGCGCGAAAACTCTGACGTCACCGGCATCGGGGCATCCATTACCGACGAGGACATAGATAATGCCGAAGACGAAGCGCCGCCAGACATCGGCGAACTTGGCGACAAACCGCCAGAGTCGCCAGGCGGAGATCCGATATCGAACGAGCTTACGGCAGATAGCGCGGGCGGTCGGGGATATCGTAAATGGGCGCTACGATGGTTCAAACGATAGCGTTACTGAAATAATGGATGCGCTGGAGCGCTACAGCGAAATCATCACCCCCTGGGCGACGAAGGTTGCTGAGAACTTTACCGCCGACATTGCGCGCCAGAATGAAAAGCAGTGGCGTCAGCACAGCCGGAACATCAGCGCAGAGCTGCGCAACATGGTTGACCGCGCCCCGGTAGGCCAGGTGATGAAATCCATCGTCGCCGAGCAAATTAAGTACATCAAGTCACTGCCTCTTGAGGCCGCTGATCGGGTGTATGACATTCAGAACAAGGCCATCGAGGCCGTTGTGGCTGGTGGCCGCGCTGAACCATTCGCGAAAGAGATAGCAGCGTCCGGTGACGTGTCACGCTCACGAGCGAACCTTATCGCCCGTACCGAGCTTGGACGTGCAACCGGCGCGCTCGATCAGGCGCGTGCGCTGTCAATTGGTTCGAATGGTTATATCTGGCGTACAGCCGAAGATGGCGACGTCCGGCACTCTCATCGTGAGATGGAGGGCAAGTTTGTCGAATGGGGCCGACCTCCAACGCTTGACGGCATGACCGGTCATGCTGGTGAGCTCCCGAACTGCCGCTGTTACAAAGAGATCGTCTTCCCCAACCCCCATTCTTATCTCGCCTGAATCGCAGGTAAACCATGAAATATTTTTTCAATACCCGGCTGGGGGAAACCCGCTATCAGCTGGCTGACGGCTCTCTGTTGTGTAAAGACGTGCCGATAGGTCGAACGGGTAAACAGCTCTACGGCGCTGCCGATCTGCCAAACCTCAAACCCGATAAGCTCGGTGAGATAGTCGTAACGCGCTCTCCTGAGCAGGTATTCCACCCGGCCACGCTCGCCTCATTCGAAGGGATGAGCATCACGATCCTGCATCCTGAAGATGAAAACGGGAATGTGCGGCTGGTAAATCCCGAGAACTGGAAAGAGCTTGCTGTCGGGCATCTTCAGAACGTGCGGCGCGGGACTGGTGACCAGTCTGATTTGATGTTGGCTGACCTTATCGTTAAAGACGAAAGCGCGATTCAGCTAATCGAAGATGGTCTGCGCGAAGTGTCGTGCGGCTATGACGCGGAGTATGAGCAGACCGAACCCGGAAAAGCCGAGCAGGTCGATATTACCGGAAACCATGTGGCTCTTGTCCCTAAAGGCAGAGCCGGAAATCGTTGTGCAATTGGAGACAGAGACACAATGGCAAATCAAAAGAAAAGCTGGTGGACCCGCATGCGCACGGCCATCAAAACGGGTGACGCTGACACCATGAACGAACTGCTGGACTCTGCGCCAGCGGCGGTAACGGGTGATGAAGGGGATCTGCCGAGCGGCGTTAACCTCAACATTAACCTTTCACCGCAGCAACCATTGCCGGATAAAAAGCCGGAGATGGGCGGAGAGCCAACCGGCGACGGCGAGGACGATATCAAAACCTTGCTCAAAGCCCTGCTGGCTAAGCTGGAAGGAAATGCGACGGGCGATAACGACAATAAGCCTGACGAAAAAGACAAAAAAGATCCGACAGGCGACGGCGAGGACGACGAAGAGGAAACCACAATTACCGGTGACTCTGCCTATCGTGCCGAGGTTATCGTCCCGGGTATCGATCTGAGCCGTAAGGTGAAACCGACCGCGTTCAAACGTGATGTGCTGGCTGCCGCTGACAAAACACTGGTTCGCCAGGTTGTCGGTGATGCGGATATCCGCAAATTGCCCAAGCAATCGGTCGATATGGCGTTTAACGCCGTGTCTGAGATTGCCAAAGGGCGAAACACCCGCAGCACCACGGGCGATGCACAACGTCCAAATATGGGCATGACAAGCATCGCTTCCCTGAATAAACAAAACGCCGACTTCTGGTCTAACCGCAAAGGATAATCCAATGACTGCATATCTGTACCGGATGCCTGTTGGCATTGCCGGGGCTATCTCTCGCCCGCAGGATTTAACCGTCGAACCGGTGATCCTTAAATCCGCTAACGCCTTCGCTGCCTATGGTCTGGCTGGCAAATACGACGCTGACGGCTTTTTCGTGCCGCTGGCGGACGGTGACACCGCCGACAAGGTGAAGGGTATCTACGTTCGTCCGTATCCGACCACATCGCAGCCAGACATGGTTCGCCAGGTGGGGACGGATAAGAACTTCCCGGGCGACGCCATGAAGCGTGGCTACATGACCGTTAACCTCGGATCTGGCTTTGATGCCAGCACCATCAAAAAAGGCGCGCCTGTCTACGTGGTTGTTTCGCTCGATTCAACCATTGACGTGCCGCTGGGCGGCTTCATGTCCACGTCCGTCAGTGGCAAAAACGTGGCGCTGACCAACGCCGAATTTACAGGGGCCGGTGACGCTAACGGCAATGCAGAAATCTCCTGGAAGATTTAAGGAACAGACGAATGATTACTTTTGATCAGGCAACCGTTGATAGCTCTGGTGCCTTTCTCATCGGGGAGCTGGAGCGACTCGACCAGACGCTGAACCTGCCGCTGGTGGGTTACACCTGGACCCGCGATATTCAACTGCGTGAAGACGTTTCTATCGCAGATGACATTTCCAGCTGGACTAACACCAGCTTTGGCGCTGCGGGTACTGGCGCAAATCCGAACGGTAAAAACTGGGTAGGTAAAGACTCCACCGCTATTGCTGGCGTGAACGTTGATATCGGCAAAGACGGCAATCCGCTGAACCTCTGGGGAATGGAACTGGGCTGGACCGTTGTAGAGCTGGCAGCAGCTCAGCAGGTAGGCCGCCCGATTGACACCCAGAAGTACGACGGGATGCAGCTCAAATGGCAGATGGACAACGACGAGCAGGTTTACATTGGCGATGATGCGCTCGGCCTGAAAGGGCTGGCAAACCTTGTCGGTGTGACGCTGAACAATGCGCCGAAGACCTGGGCGAACTCCACCAACGACGAGATCCTCGATAGCGTGAACAGCATTCTGTCGAATGCCTGGGCAGCATCCGGTTATTCCGTCGTGCCTTCTGATCTGCGCATTCCGCCAGAGCAGTACTCACTGCTGGCGAGCCGTAAAGTTTCCGAAGCGGGTAACCAGTCGCTGCTGACCTATCTGGCCGTGAACACTATCGCTTTCCACCAGAACGGCGTTCCGCTGGAAATCAAAGCGGTCAAATGGCTGAAAGGGCGCGGCGTTGGCGGTAAAGACCGTATGGTCGCCTACACCAACGACAAGAAATACGTGCGCTATCCGCTGGTGCCGTTGCAGAGCGTTCCTATCCAGTATCGCGGTCTGTACCAGATTGCGACCTACTACGGCAAGCTCGGTGCGGTTGAGCCAGTGTACAAAGAAACCCTGTCCTACGTGGACGGTATCTGATAACCAGAACGGCCCCGAAAGGGGCCAGAAGGAAACTGAAAATGGCGAAAGAAAAGCTGGTTACCATCCATGTTCACACCCCGTTTACGCTGACGCTCGGCGATCAGTCAAAACAGGAGTTTGGCCGGGGACGGCATAACGTACCGGAAGAGGTCGCGTCTCACTGGTTCACCCAGGCGCACTCTGAGCTTTCCGAAAGCGTGATTAGCGACACCGATGATCTGCAACCCATTATCGACAGCCTGCAAGCGCAGATTGCCGACAAAGATAAGCAGATTGTCGATAAAGATCAGCTGATTGCGGATCTGAAAGAAGCGCTGCTCAAGCTGCAAGAACAGAACGACAGCCTGCAAGCGCAGATTGCTGCCGCCCAGACTGGCGGTAATGGGGCGAAAGATGCCAAAGAATCAAAGCCTGCCAACAGTAAGTGATTTTCGCCGCGACTTCCCGCAGTTTGCTGACCCTGCCAAATATCCAGAAGCACAAATCCAGTTTCGTCTGAATCTGGCTGATGTGCTGCTGAGCGAAAACGTCACCGGCAAAGAGTTGTTTCCGTACTTTGCCGAGTTGTTCGTGGCTCATTACATGACGCTATGGGCGGCAGATAGCCGGGCAATGCTGGTTGGCGGCCCGGGCGGTTCAACCAATGGTGTTCAATCCTCTAAGTCCGTTGACAAGGTAAGCGTCAGCTATGACACCAGCGCGACGCTAAACCCTGACGCAGGCTTCTGGAATAACACCAGATATGGCGCTGAATTTTATCAGCTGATCACGATGTTCGGTGCGGGCGGTCGCCAGCTATGAGTTTCAAAAGCGGTGTAACAACGAGGGTGGATAACGCTCAGGCCATCCTGGATGCGATCACGTCGCTGACCAAAAAGGATGTGCTGGTCGGCATTCCTGAAGAAGACAGCGAGCGTGAGGATGTTCCGTTTGGTAATGCCGGGATCGGTTACGTCAACGAATACGGCTCACCGGCGCAAAACATCCCCCCGCGCCCGCACCTGATCCCCGGCGTTAAATCGGTAGAGGAACAGACAGTGCCGCAGCTCAAAGCAGCGGCGCAGGCTGCGCTTGATGGTAATGCGGCGGGTGCGGAGAGAGCGCTCAACCGCGCCGGAACGCTGGCCGCTAATGGCGTCAGGCGGTACATGACCATTACCGGCTTTACACCGCTTGCTGATAGCACCGTAGAGGCCCGCGCACGTCGAGGGCGCAAAGGGGCAAAAGCGGAACTTGCGCGGCGCGCTGCTGGTGAGTCTCCTGGAACCGATCTGGTGAAACCGCTAATCGACACCGGGCAATATCGCAGAGCTATTACCCATGTTGTGAGGGATAAAGATGCCAAATCTTGATGTAACAGACGTGCTTTTTGACCCCGACTTTTGCGACTTCAACCTGTGGGTAACGCGTCGCGCGCAAACGGTGGACGAGGACGGTATCGGCAGTGACGGCGCAGTTAAAACGCAATTCGCCGGGGTTGTTACCGTTGACCGCTCTCTGGAAAACCGCCGTATGCAGTCCGGTCAGGTTATCGGTGGAGCGATTCTTATCGTGACTACTGAGCGACTGACGCAGGGGCAGGCTGGCCGTGATGCCGATATCGTGACGTATCAGAACCGTGATTATCGTGTGACATTCGTCGACCCGTACACGGCTTACGGTGCTGGCTTCGTCCAGGCGCATTGTGAATTACTGCCGTTTGATGGGGGAACTCCCGTTGAGCAATAACACCAGCACAGAGCGCGGCTGGCTGACACCCACCAGCGGCGATCCGGATTATGACGAAGCGCTCGACAGGTTGTTAAGCCAGTGGATGCGCAACGTTTCCGGCTTGCCGGCTGGGATGGTTCGCCCGCGCTGGCAGAAAGACCAGCCGCCAATGTTGCCAGTTGAAACGAACTGGTGCGCGTTTGGCATCATCGAATGGCCCATTGATAACAGCCCCGCATTCACACAACAGACCGATACCGGAACACAGCTCTGGCGGCATGAGGATTTTGTCGCGATGGCGTCGTTCTACGGCCCGGGAGGAATGCAATTTGCTTCGCGATTCCGTGACGGAATATCGGTTGAGCAAAACAACGCCGAGCTGAACCAGTCGGATCTCTCGCTCGTTGACTATGGCGATATTGTCCCTTTCCCCGAGCTTATTAACCAACAGTGGGTGCGCCGTTACGACATGAAAGTGCGGCTGCGCCGAAAAGTGGTTCGAGAGTACAACATCCTGGCGCTGCAAGATGCGCCCGTTTCATTCTTCGGAGACTAAAATATGCCGCAGGGATTACCTGTATCTAACGTCGTTAATGTCGACGTGATCATTGGGCCGCGTGCGGCTACTGGTCGAAACTTTGGTTCGCTGCTCATTCTCGGGAGCTCAACGGTTATCCCGGTTTCTGAGCGCATTCGCCTCTATTCATCCCCGGAAGATATCGGCACAGATTTCGGCGTGGATAGCCCGGAATATGAAGCCGCTACGGTGTATTTCTCACAGTCACCGAAACCTCAGCAGGTCTATGTCGGCCGCTGGGCGAAAACGCTGGCATCGGCTGAAAGCGGTTCGACGGAAACGCTGCTGCAGGCCGTGAACGCCGTACTGAATTACACGAACTGGTATGGCCTGGCTGTGGCAGACGATGAAGACATTGACGATGCCGACTGGCTGAGTGTGGCCGCAGCGATCGAGGCTTCCAGCCTCAGCCGTATTCTGGCGATTACCACTGCAGACCCGGCCTCAGTTGATGCGACATCGACAACCGATCTGGCTTACAAGCTGAATACTGCAAAATACGCTCGCACGTTTGTGCAGTATTCCACCAGCAGCAAGTACGCCGCGCTGTCGGCGTTTGGCCGCGCGTTTACCGTGAATTTCAACGGCAGCAACACCACCATTACCCTGAAGTTCAAACAGGAGCCGGGGATCACGTATGAAACCCTGACCACCAATCAGGCGGCGGCGCTGGATGCCAAGAACTGCAACGTGTTTGTGTACTACCAGAACGATACGGCAATCCTGCAGCAGGGCGTCATGTCCAGCGGTGATTTCTTCGATGAACGCCACGGGCTCGACTGGCTGCAGAACTACGTTCAGACCAACCTGTATAACCTGCTCTACACCAGCACAACCAAAGTCCCACAGACCGATGCTGGCGTTACGCGCCTCCTTTCCAATGTCGAACAGTCGATGGATCAGTCTGTCACAAACGGGTTGGTGGCTGCCGGTGTATGGAACGGCGGCCCGATCGGGCAGCTGGATTCCGGCGATACGCTGACAAAAGGCTATTACGTCTACGCGCAGCCGATTTCCGAGCAGGCGCAGGCAGACCGCGAAGCCCGTAAGGCACCGGTTATTCAGGTGGCCTGTAAGCTGGCGGGTGCGGTTCATTTCGCTGATGTTCAGATCAACGTCGTTCGCTAAGGAGAACATGAATGGCTACTTATTCTTTTATGGACGTTACGGCGTCCCTCTCCGGCCCGACCGGCGAGATTGATCTGGGCTACGGTTCCGCCAGTTCAGAGGAGGGGATCACCGTTGCAATGGGCGGCCCCAAAAACACCATGACCATCGGTGCTGACGGCGAAGTGATGCACAGCCTGCACGCGGATAAAAGCGGTACGGTAACCGTCAACCTGCTGAAAACCTCGCCGACAAACAAAAAGCTGTCGCTGGCGTACAACGCGCAGAGTCAGTCCTCAGGCACCTGGGGGAACAACGTCATTGTGATCCGAAACAAGGTGAGCGGAGACATCATCACGGCGCGCAGCGTGGCGTTCCAGAAACAGCCGGATAACGCCAACGCTAAGGCCGGTAATACGATGCCCTGGGTGTTTGACTGCGGCAAAATCGACCAGGTACTCGGAGAGTTTTAACAAATGGAATGCTCAATCAAAGGCCACGATTACCGCGTGGCAAAACTCAGCGTTTTTGACCAGCTGAAAGTGACCCGTAAGCTGCTGCCGGTGCTGGCGGGCATGATGTCAGATTTCGGGAGCATTCGCTCCCTGTTGCCTGCTGATGGCAAAATCGACACCGTGAAATTCGATCAGTTGAAACCGGTGTTTGAAACCCTGCTCCCGCGTATCGCTGAGGAACTGTCTTCCCTGACCGAAGAAGACACCAACGCGATTATTCATCCGTGTCTGGCCGTGGTATCACGCAAGCACATGGACGGATGGACGCCGGTATTTAACAGCGGTCAGCTGATGTTCGATGATATCGACCTGCTAACCATGCTGCAGCTGGTGGCGCGGGTGGTCGCCGATTCGCTGGGAAATTTTTTGCCCGTGAGCCCTACCAACGCGACGGCGGACCAGCCTCAGGGCTAACTCTCAACAGCCTGCCTGACGGGCTGTCTTATCTCCTTGACCCGGTTGACGCCGGGTTAATCCCTTATTACGCGCTGAAGGATGGATCTGTCGATCTGTGCGATATCGCGCTGATGAATGACCACCTGGCCGTTAAGGCTGACAACCAGCGCCGTATAGAGAAATGGAGAGAGGATAATGAACGCTGAGACTATTAAAGATTTCCTCGTCTCGCTCGGTTTTGATATCGACGAAGCAGGCGCGGAAAAGTTCGATTCAGTCCTCGCCGGCACGACCGCAAACGCCATCAAAATGGGGCTGGCCGTCGAAGGTGCCGCGCTTACCGTAGTGGCCTTTACGGCTAAGATCGCCTCCGGGCTCGATAACCTCTACTGGGCGTCACAGCGCACCGGCGCGACGGTTCAGGGGATTCAGTCTATTGGCTATGCGGTTTCGCAGGTGGGCGGCAGCGTGGACGCGGCGCGATCCTCTCTGGAAAGCCTCTCCCGGTTTGTTCGTAACAATCCCGGTGCGGAAGGCTTCCTGAATCGCCTGGGCGTACAGACCCGTGACGCCAGCGGTAACATGCGCGACATGGCCGCTATCTTTACGGGTGTCGGCCAGAAGCTCAGCAGCATGCCGTATTACCGGGCTAACCAGTATGCGCAGATGCTGGGTATTGACGAAAATACCCTCATGGCGATGCGCCGGGGTGTCGGTGGTTTCTCCGGGCAGTACAGCGCGATGGCGAAGGCTATCGGCTTCAATGCTGACGAGGCGGCCAGAAGCTCCAACAAATTCATGACCTCCCTGCGCGAGTTCGGCGCGATGGCAGGCATGGCCCGTGACAAAATCGGCTCTAATCTTGCTGGTGGCCTGGCGGGTTCGCTGGACACGCTGCGCCGCCACATTCTGGATAACTTCCCGCGCATCGAGCAGACCCTGACGAAAGCCATAAAAGGCATTCTGGCGCTCGGGGACATTATCGGGCGGCTATTCTTCCGGCTTATTGAGGGAACATCCAGCCTTATCACCTGGTGGCAATCGCTGGATAAGCAAACGCGGGAGCTGATCTCGCTGTTTGGCGCGCTGACGATTGCGCTGCGCTTTCTGAACAGTACGTTCTGGATGTCGCCGATTGGCCTCATTACCGCGCTGGCGGCGGGGATTGCCCTTCTGTGGGAGGACTATCAGACCTGGAAGGAAGGCGGAGACAGCCTGATTGACTGGGGCAAGTGGAAGCCGGAAGTCGACGCCGCGCTGAAGATGGTTCGTGACCTTAAAACGACCGTTAACGAACTTGCGAAAGCGCTGGCGAAACTGCTCAATATTGACCCCAAATCATGGTCCCTGAAGTGGGATTTCAGCAACTTCATCGACCAGATGGGCGAGTTCAGCAGGATGCTGAATATGATTGCCGACCTGCTGAACGCCATTAAAGACGGTCGCTGGGCCGATGCGGCCAGTGTTGGCAAGCAGCTACTGAATCAGGGGAGTGATAAACCGTCTGCAATGCCAGAAGTGACGGATAGCGCTAACCAGACGGCGGAGTGGTTGAACGACAAGCTGGGATTTGATCCGCGCAATGTCGGTAAAACTGTCAAAGGCTGGCTGTTTGGTAGCGAGGCTGGAGAGGGGCGCGGGATTCATGACGACCAGCGCGACCCCCAGATTGATGAGCTCAACGGCACGCAGGAAAAATCACGGAAAGAGGCTGCTGAATATCACGGCCGTAGTACCGGAGTTCTCGGCAAAGTTGCAGAGGGTATTAAGCAAATTGCTGATGGAATGTTCCCGACTGCAGAGGCGGCAGCATTCACCCCCACAGATGCGAGTGGCTTACCTCTTGCAGGCGTAAAGCAGCCGCAGCCATCAAAAGCAGGCTCTGAGTTGCTGGGCTGGATGCAACCGATGCTCACCAGCCTGGAACAGCTCTACCGGCTTCCTGAAGGTTTGCTGCGCAGTGTGGCCATCACGGAATCGGGCGGAAATCAGTTCGCTGTTTCAGGTGCTGGCGCTAAAGGGCTGTTTCAGTTTATGGACGGCACCGCGCGTGATATGGGCCTGCGCGGGAACGACGTATTCAATCCTGAAAAGGCCGCCCAGGCGGCCGCTAAATACCTCTCGCAATTGCTGAAGGCTAACGGTGGTGACCTGAGCAAGGCGCTGGCCTCATACAACTGGGGGATCGGGAACGTGCAGAAGCACGGAATGGCTCTGATGCCGCAGGAAACCCGCAACTACATTCCTAAGGTGTTGAGTAACATGCCCGGGAAGGGAGCGCAGGTACAGCAGCAGAACACCTATCACATTTACGGTGGTGGTGATCCGCGTTCTGTTGGTACCGAGGTCGAGCGTCGGCAGCAGTCGGCAAACGCCCAGGTTATGCGCGGCAATCAAACGAAGGTGGGCTAATGGATATTCTCTCAACTCTCTTTCAACAGCAGACCCGAAAAATAGGGATGATAGTCCCCAGCGTGGTTGTTTCTGAGAAGCACACCGACACGCTGGAGATAACCGAGCACCCTGTCGAGGTTGGGGCCGCCATCGCCGACCATGCCTACAAAAAACCGTCTGAAGTGGTGATGGAGGTCGGTTTCGCTGGTGGCGGATCGTTGCTGGATTTTGCCAGTAATCTGACGGCCACCAGCCTGCTCGGTCTGAGCCCCCAGCAGACGTATCAGGAGATACTCGACCTGCAGGCGAGCCGTATCCCTTTCGATGTGGTAACCGGCAAACGGCTGTACAGCAACATGCTAATCCGCGCGCTGGAAGTGACGACAGACAAGACAACCGAAAACGTCCTGTCTGCCGTCCTCACCCTGAGGGAGGTTCTTATCTCGCAGACGCAGCAAATCACCGTCGCGGATAAAACCAACATGAAGGACGGGGCCAGCACGTCGGCGGTACTGAATACTGGCAACAAAACCACAAAGCCGCCAAATACCTCGCTGCTGAAAAGCATCACGGGTAACGCGGCGTCATTACTGGGGCTCGGCTAATGGCAATTCAGGAAATCCCGCTGACAGCGGATAACCAGCAATTCAGCATCATCCTGGCAGGAACCACCTGGCGGATTAGCATCACCTGGCGCGATCTGTACTGGATTTTGGACCTGCAGAACGACAGAGGGGAGCCGGTAATCTCCGGTATTCCTCTCGTAACGGGGGCTGACCTGCTGGCGCAGTACGGCTATATGGGGCTCGGCTTTAAGCTGGTGGTGGTCTGTGACGACAGCACACAGGATTATCCGACGAAAACCGACCTGGGCGGCCGCAGTCATTTACTGGTATCAACGGAGTAAGCATGTCACAGAACTGGATGAGACATTTCGAGCTGCAGCTCGTGGACGAGAACGGGCAGGGTATCGAGCTCAGCGATTTTAAAGTGACCTTTACGATCGACTGGTTCAACATCAGCAGCGCGTCACGGGTGGGAACATTCAAAATCTACAACCTCTCGGCAGATACGGTGAACCGCATCACCGGGCAGGAGTTTTCGAAAGTGAGGCTGATTGCCGGTTACGACGGTATCGCACCGGAGGTATCGGCCAGCGACGTCGGGACTGTGCGGGAAGTTGACGCGGCGGACGTGGGCCAGAGTGACGGCCGCAACTACGGGCTGATTTTCAGCGGCGAAATTCGCTACTCGGTCACAGGAAAAGACAGCCCCATTGATTCCTACGTCCTTATTCAGGCAGCCGATACGGATCTGGCTTTTGCCACCAGCATAACCTCGCAGACCCTCGCAGCCGGTTATACGGTCGCAGACGTGAACCGCGCGCTGATGAAAGACTTCGAGGCCAAAGGCGCGACCGAAGGCCTGTCGCCTGAAATGCCTGCTACCGTTTTCCCTCGGGGCCGGGTGCTGTTCGGCATGACACGGCATCTTATGGATAACGTGGCCGGACAATGTGGCGCAACATGGCAGTTCGTGGATGGTCAGCGCCAGATGGTGGCGAATAACGAATATGTTCACGACGCGATTGTGCTCAATAGCGCCACCGGGCTTATTGGCATGCCGCAGCAGACTATCGGCAACGGCGTAAACGTCCGCGCGCTGATTAACCCGAACATCCGGGTTAACGGGCTCATTCAGCTGGATCAGGCTTCGGTATTCCGCACCGCGCTGTCGAACAACGATATCGCGATGGCCGGCGGGCAGATCACCGACCAGAACACGGACGGAAATATCACGCTCAGCGGTACCACCGCGCAGCCTGCCAGCATCGCAACGGATGGCGTTTATATTGTGCGTGGGATTATGTACACTGGCGACACAAGGGGCCAGGCGTGGTACATGGATATGATGTGCGAAGCGCGTGGCGCGGCGGATCTGTATACGCAATCGGCTTTGCAAAGGGGATGATCAATGAGAGGTATTATTTTTCTATTAGCTGTTTTTTCTGCATGCAGCGCGTGGGCGGATGGCTTCACGGTTAAATGTGGTGGCTACACTATGGTTGCAAACCAAGGTGAGTTATCGACCATTAACGGTGAAAGAGTTACTTCTCAAAAAATTACTGAGCTGGGTACTAACGGTTTGAAAGTAGACATGGGACTTATGCCTGCCAAAGACGGTAACAACTACGGCTTTGAATACATTCGTCGGCCTGGTACTGAAAAGCGTTTCCTGAACGTCCAACTGCTGCAGAACAGTATGGACGCGCCGAAAATCATCGGTTCTTTCCCGTGTAAGAAAGTCGCTGGGTGATGTCCTATTGATTTTGCATGGATGATTTTGTGCGAAACGGCTCAGCAACACGAGCTTTGGATTGACTAAGCTGTATACGCGAACATAAAATTCAACCAAAAGATAAGTAGCGAGCGTACTGTGGCAAGACCAAAACTGAAAGCGGAAGAGCGTTTTGACCAGTTGGTTAAGATAATCAATAGTAATCAACCTCTTGATATTTGGACCTTTCGAGAGGTGGTCTCGGAGTATGGCTCTAAGCGTACTCCGTCTGCTGACACGCTTGTAGCTTTGGCTCACATTGCTAAAGGTGAGGTGAGTGTAGGAATTGAAATGCTTGAAACAATCCTCCCACATGCTGACGTAAACTTTGCGCGGATTTTTTGTAAACTGCTTGAGCGTTTTTCTTTACTCGAAAAATCGGACTACTATATCTATTCTTTAGCTGATAAGTATCCAACCAAGTGGTTTACTTACAGAGCTGGTGGCGTTGCATATTTGGTAGGGAAGTTATCAAAATGCGTAGAATACTTTGGACGTCATTGCAGAATGTTATCCCAAGAAGAACATAGGGATGACGCAGAAGCCTTCTTGCAGGAGGTAATTCACGATATGGATGAAGCATACAAAAAGTCAGGATGCTCTTCAGAACAATACATGCAAGTTGCTCTTGCTGTTCATAGAGTTATGGCTGAATTCCCGCCAACTGAATATCGTGCTGACATCAACGGTGCATCTGGTGGGTCTTATCTGGTTGAGGTAGTCAATGCGTCCCCTGAACAGGTTGTTGCGATGAATATGCGTCTTGCAGATGAGATTTGTTCAATCGATTTACTGGATGATTGCAATCTTATTGCACGTTTTTCCGTTGAAAGAAATAGCCTGAAAGGGTGTAAATATGCCTATAACTAGCTCTGAGTTTTTATCTTCTGCGGAGCGTTGCTTTGCGGAAGATTCTGAGGTTGGTTATCGTAATACTATTTCGCGGGCATATTATGCTCTTTATCATGAAATAAAAGAGAATCTGACTAGCCTTCCTGCTTATACGAAGGATCATCATTCCAGTCTTATCTCTTATCTTAAAAATAAGAGTGAAAACAAACTGGAGCCATATGATCCATTAAGTCTTAAATCCATGGCTTACAAACTTGAGCAACAGAGATTGGCTCGAAATGAAGCTGATTATGACCTCACAAGCTGTGCAATAGATAAAGCAATGGCACAGCAATCTCTCTTAGAGGTTAAGACTATTTTTTCTCAGTGGGAAAAAATGAAGACTGACGAAGCTGTTTAAACTGATTCAGTGTATTAACAAAACCCGCCATACGGCGGGTTTTTTGCTTTCTGGAGCCTACCAAATGGCAGTATCTGACCAGACCCGCAGTGGCGACCTTGCCGAAACATTCAAATCTGAGCGGGACACAACTAAGAACCAGCTCCGCGTCGCTTTACCTGGCATTGTTCAGTCATTCGATCCCGGCGCGGTGACGGCGGTTGTGCAGCCTGCTATCCGTTCGATTGAAATGGATAACGACGGCAACCGCGTTACCAAAAATTACCCGCTGCTGGTGGATGTGCCGGTGATATTTCCGCGCGGCGGCGGCTGCACGTTAACTTTTCCGGTGAAAGCTGGTGATGAATGCCTGGTGATTTTCGCCGATCGCTGCATCGATTTCTGGTGGCAGAACGGCGGGGTACAGGAGCCTGTCGACGACCGGGTGCATGATTTATCGGATGCGTTCTGTATCGTCGGGCCGCAGTCGCAGGCGCAAAAAATCAGCGGCATCAGCGGCAGCGCGGTTGAGCTGCGCAGCGACGATGGCGGAACCAAACTGAGCCTTAATCCTTTAAGTGGGGCAATAGCCGGTACCGCGCCGGGAGGTTTCAACCTCAACGGCCTGAAAATTCTGCCTGACGGCCGCCTGCAGCTGGTGGATGGATCAATCGTTGATAAGCATACGCATGGCGGCGTTGAAAGCGGCGGCAGCAATACAAAACCTCTGGGAGGGTAATTATGCGATACCGACGTGAGGACGACGACGGCGATTACACTTTTGGCAGCGGCGATGATACCTGGCTGATTAACTCACCGGAGGCCGTCGCGCAGGCTGTGAAAACGCGATTCGAATTGTGGTACGGGCAGTGGTTTCTCGACACCACAGAGGGGACACCGTGGATTCAGTCCGTACTCGGTAAGCAAAAGCCGGAAACCTACAACCTGGCGATCCGTAAGCGCATCCTCGAAACGCGGGGCGTTAAATCCATTCTCTCTTTCAATACGACAGTGAACACGACGACGCGCCGCGTCCAGTTCTTCGCTGAGATCGACACTATCTACGGAACAACGACAGTAACCAGCGAGGCATAAATGGCCCTCAATTTGGAAACACTCGGCTTATCGGCAACGGTAACCGCTGAGGGGATCAGCGCGCCTGATTACCAGACGATACTCGATACCCTGACAAGCTATTTCCAGCAGATTTACGGCAGTGACGCTTATCTGGAGCCGGACAGCAAAGACGGCCAGATGGTGGCGCTGGTGGCGCTGGCTATTCACGATGCCAATAACACGGCCATTACTGTTTACAACTGCTTCTCACCTGCTACGGGCTACGGCGCAGCGCTGACCAGTAACGTGAAAATTAACGGTATCGCGCGCAAAGGGGCGACGAACTCCACCGTGGATCTGCTGCTCACCGGCACCGCAGGGACAACCATCACGAACGGTACCGTGAAAGACACCAATAACGTGATCTGGCGTCTTCCTGCCTCGGTAGTGATTGGCGTTGACGGTACGGTGACGGCCACTGCCACCTGCTCAAACAGCGGCGCGGTCGCAGCGCTGGCGGGGACAATTACTACCATCAACACGCCGACCCGAGGCTGGACATTGGTAACAAACCCGGCAGCGGCCACCGTAGGCGCACCGGCAGAAACCGACGCAGAGCTGCGCATCAGACAGGGGCAGAGCGTCGCGCTACCCTCTATCACGCCGTTTGAGGGCGTTGATGGTGCGATTGCTAACGTTGCTGGCGTGACACGTCACAAGCTCTACGAGAATGATACTGGCGCGACCGATAGTAACGGGCTGCCGCCACACTCTATCTCGGCCATCGTGGACGGCGGGGACGTGACCGACATTGCCCAGACTATCCGGGGTAATAAAGGGCAGGGGACGGCGACCTACGGTACGACCTCTGTCACGGTACCGGACACTTACGGCAATCCACACGTGATCAGTTTTTCGCGTTCGACTGATGTTCCGATTTACGGGCATATCACACTGAAAGCCTTTACGGGCTACACGTCGCAAATTGGCGTGCAGATTCAGCAGGCCGTCGCGGATTACATCAACGGGCTGACGATCGGTGATTCTGTTCTGCTGAGCCGCATTTACTCCCCGGCGAACCTCGGCGTGGTGAGTGGTGGCAGTGCACGCTATTACGACATTCAGGAGCTGCTGATTGGCAAATCTGCCGGAACGGTAGCGGCGGCGAATATCAATATCGCCTACAACGAATCAGCGTCCTGTAAGCCGGAAAATATTGTTCTAACGGTGACGTCATGAGCAAGTACACGGACTTAATCACCAACTACCACGCCACCAGACCGAAATACTTTGATCACATAGACCTGAGCACCCGGCCGCTGATTGACATCACAACATCCACCCGGGGGCTGGTTAGCGCGTTTGACATTGATACGGCGGTAGGCGTCCAGCTTGATACCCTCGGGCTCTGGATCGGACGTAGCCGTATAGTCAGCCAGCCCATTACGGGGGTTTATTTCAGCTGGGACACCGACGGGCTCGGATATGACCAGGGCGTCTGGCAAGGGCCGTATGATCCGGATTCAGGCTATACGTCGCTGAGCGATGACACCTACCGCATTATTCTGAAAGCAAAAATTGCTATCAACAACTGGGACGGCCGCAACGACTCTCTGCCGCCCATCCTTGACGCTGCGACTGCAGGCTCTGGCCTGAAGATGCAGATCGTCGACAACCAGGACATGACGATTTCGGTCTGGGTTTTCCCCGAGACTGATATTTCTGATGTGTCTCTCGAACTGATCGCCGCTATCAAACAGGGCTATCTCACCGTAAAAGCTGCTGGCGTATGGGCCGGTGATGTAGAAACGCCTTCGGTAGAAACACCGTCCGAGGGCTCACAATTCTTTGGTTTTGATTTAGATAACGAATACATCGGCGGGCTCGATGTAGGAGCTTGGGGGACTTTACTCTAATGGCAACAAATAACTTCAAAGCGTTCGCGCTTGATCCTAACGCTAACGTCATGTCACAGGCTGACTGGGAAGCGCTTCCGGCTTTGCTGTCTGGCTTTACTGCGGGTAAAGCATCCAGCGCGCAGGTAAACAAGGCTATTCGCCAGGCTACATTCATCGCTTCTGCCGTTGCGCAATTTGTTTCTGACGCTCTAACGCAAGATATTCTGGATGACGGAAATAGCCAGGCTTTTGTCGTGAAATTTAAACAGGCTGTTGTTAATGGTTCTGTTCCTGCTGGCATTCCTATGCCTTGGCCTACATCAACGCCACCTACCGGGTGGCTCAAGTGCAATGGAGCCAGTTTTAATACAACAACCTATCCATTGCTGGCGAAGGCTTATCCGTCAGGAGTGTTACCTGATTTACGCGGTGAGTTTATCCGAGGATGGGATGACGGGCGCGGCGTGGATACCGGGCGTAGCCTGCTGTCTGCACAGTCCGATGCAATCCGAAATATTACGGGTACCGTTTTTGGGCGCTGTGACCGCACGAGCATGAAGGTGTTTTCAAATGGATCTGGTGCCTTCGTCGCTAATAAAACCGGAGACGTGTCCGGAGCGGTTAACTCGGCAAGCGTCGTATCAACAGACTTAACTGACCGCTGGACGCGGCTGGATTTGGATGTTTCAAAAACGGTGCCAGTTGCGGATGATAACCGTCCGCGCAACATTTCATTCAACTACATCGTGAGGGCTGCATAATGTCTCAGGCTGTTTTAAATAAAGATAATATCGCTACTACGGCTGGTGATATTACGGTGTTCAACTTTGACGGCTCGACGCGAGAATATATATCTTCGTCTGAAGAGTTCCTACCCGTTGGCGTAGGCATTCCGGCTAATTCAAGCACTGACTCGCCGGGGGAACATAAAGCAGGATTTGCTATTTGCCGAACAAGTGATTTTAAGGCGTGGGAATACGTTGCTGATCATAGAGGTGAAACGGTATACAGCATTGAAACAGGCGAGACTATTACCGTTTCAATGATTGGTGATTACCCGATAAATACGACAACGTCGGCACCTGCAACACCATACGATGCGTGGGACGGTAAAAAGTGGGTAACAAATACCGATGCGCAGCATGCTGCGGACGTTGAAGCCGCTGATCAGCAAAAAGCCGTGTTGTTGGTGGAAGCGCAGGAAACTATCAGTTTTTGGCAAACCGAACTGCAACTGGGCATCATCAGCGATGAAGACAAGGCAAGTCTGATCGTGTGGATGCAATACATCAAAGCTGTTCAGTCGGTGGATACGTCAAAAGCGCCGGTTATTACCTGGCCTACTGCACCTGTTGAAAAATCGTAATTGAAAATCAGGCTGTCGAGATTTCTGGCAGCCTGCAGAAATTTACATCCCAACTTGACGCACTGATGGGAACTCGGAAACCAGCCACATGTCGGATTCATCAAACATTTCCTCCAGCATGCGGTTCAGCCGCTCCTTTTCAGTCTTTGTGCAGTCGCTGTTAAGAGCATTAGCCTGCATTGGCTTCACCTTCACTTCGGCATCAGGGAAAATCTGGTGCACTCGCTTCGTCAGTTCTGCCAGGATAATCTCTCTGGCCCCTTCAAGCCCCTCTACATTGCGTTTGTCATAAACCAGTTCAACGAACATAAAGCCTCCTGAAAACCACTGTGATTTTATACAGTATTTTTGCTTTTACAGTGGCACTCGTCAAGTATCCCAAACGGTTCAGGAGGCTTATGCTTTCGGAACTTCTGAATAGCCTGTTTTGTTCCTCGATCGGGAGCGAAATCAAAACGGGTATCAATTCGGGTATCTATGTTTCTTTTATAAATAAAACACAGTAAATACAGTGTGTTATTTTCTGTGTTTTACTCCTATTATCGGCACCATTTCAAACTCTTCTCAAGTCTACCGAAATAAACTTAAAGCCCGTATACTGCGGTTTCTGGCCCGTATCTTATCTCCTGTTATCAACTGGACTCAACCGGAATCAAGTTACAGTTGGGGGCATAAGTGGGGGCATTCTGTGTTCGGTTCAGGGAGATGCCCCAAATGAAGCTAAATGCACGACAGGTAGACGCCGCTAAACCCAGAGAGAAGGCCTACAAGCTGGCAGATGGTGCTGGTTTGTATCTTGAAGTCGTTCCCTCTGGTTCTCGATACTGGCGAATGAAATATCGCTTCAATGGAAAAGAGAAGCGTATGGCTTTTGGTGTTTATCCAGCAGTGTCTCTTGCACAAGCGAGGGCACTGCGTGATGAAGCCAAGAAAAAGCTGGCCGAGGGTATCGATCCATCCTTTGCCAAGAAAGAAGAAAAACTGGTTCGCGATGTGCAGCTCAATAATACGTTTCAGGCAGTTGCGCTTGAATGGCACGGAACGAAGGTGAGCCGATGGTCAGAAGGCTATGCCTCCGATATCATCGAAGCATTCAATAAAGATATTTTTCCCTATATCGGCCAGCAGCCGGTAAATGAAATTAAACCGCTGGTTCTGCTGAATGTGCTGCGTCGAATGGAAAGCCGTGGCGCGACAGAGAAGGCCAAGAAGGTTCGCCAGCGCTGCAGTGAAGTCTTTCGTTACGCCATAGTTACCGGCCGTGCGGAATACAATCCTGCAGCGGATCTAACCAGCGCTATGTCAGGGCATGAATCGAAGCATTATCCCTTCCTTACCGTTGAGGAGTTACCAGACTTCTTTAAAGCTCTCTCTGGCTATACAGGCAGCCCGTTAGTTGTTCTTGCCGCACGTTTGCTGATCCTTACGGGAGTTCGTACCGGTGAGCTTCGAGGTGCTTTCTGGAGTGAGTTTGATCTTGAAAAAGCGGTGTGGGAAATACCTGCAGAGCGTATGAAGATGAAACGGCCTCACCTGGTGCCCCTCTCTACCCAAGCGCTGGAAATCGTACAGCAACTCAAAGTGATGTCTGGGCAATATCCTCTTGTGTTCCCAGGGCGTAATGATCCCCGCAAGACGATGAGTGAAGCGAGTATTAATCAGGTATTCAAACGGATTGGGTATACGGGAAAGGTTACTGGACATGGTTTTCGGCACACGATGAGTACGATTTTGCATGAAGAAGGGTTCAATACGGCATGGATTGAAACCCAACTTGCGCATGTCGATAAGAATGCGATTCGTGGGACGTATAACCATGCGTTATATTTGGAAGGGCGTAGGGAGATGATGCAGTGGTATGCGGATTATATTGATAACATTGGAAAATATAAGACAATCATGGCCTTATGATACGAACCTTATATTGGTCCTTTATTAGTGGGTAGCGTGAAATTGATCTTACCCAGCAATAGTGGACACGCGGCTAAGTGAGTAAACTCTCAGTCAGA